TTGATTTATACGGACAAAATCCAAAACTAAAAGGCGAAGAACCAAATATTAATTGGGACAAAAAGCCATCAGAAGAAGAAAAGAAAGAATACTTCAAAGCTAGAGAAAAATTTGAAGATGAAAATCCAGGTCATTATTTTAGGAATAATGTTTGGTGGTGGCGACCATTAGCAAATTATGTTTTACAGTTAATGGGAAATGAGTTCACAGCAGAGGAACAAGCTAGTTGGCATCATAATGACGGCTTTGAAGTTAGCGAAGAACAAGCTAGAAAAATTGCTGACAGACTTGAGCAAGAACTCAAAACAAAAAGAGTAAAAACTGTTGAAGAGTTTTACAAAATTAAAATGAAGAAAGCAGAAGAAGAAAATAAAATCGTAGGACAAAAACACGAAGAACTAAAAAAGATAGTTGCAGAGAAAACTGGAAAAGACAATCTAGTTCCTAGAGATTATCCAGAACCTTTTCACACACAATGGGAAGATATACAAAAGCAATTTAATTACGATTCTTCTTATCCATTTTCAGAGGAGAACGTAATTGACTTTATGCGTTTTTGTCGTGAATCTGGAGGCTTTCAAATTTGTTAGAAGGCTTTTTACTTTTTGGGGAGGGAGTGCTATATCTAGCACTCGCCCTATTTTTATTATATTGGAGAACTTGAGCTCCCGTTCCCGTTTTCTACGGGAACGATTTTTTTTTCTTTATAGTTAGGAAACCAGCGCGCGGATCGCACGGGAGGGAAACGCTTCTGTGAACTCCGAGGGATTCCCGTTCCCGTTTCGAAAGATAACGGAATCTTTCTATCTAGTATTAGAAAAAAACGCCAGCTGACTCTCTGACAAAAAAATTTAAAGCGTTTAAATGCGTCAGTTTGAAATTTAACGTATTAAACTACCATAAAAAAAATTTAAAAATAATGTTTTTTATCCTTGCATTTGTCGGATAATTGTTTATTATAATAGATAAGACTTTTATTAATACCAAAAAAACAAGGAGTTTAAAAATGGTAAAAAAAATAAAAAACACAAAAGCGTATCTAGAAAGCTCAATTGCTAGATTGTATCAACTAGATACACAAGTTAAACAATTATCAAAAGCAAGAAGTGAAGTAAAAAAAGACATTACTAAATTACTTGATAAAGAGATGAATTATCAATTTAGTAATGAATTACATACTTATGCTTTACAGATAATTAAAAAAGTATCTACTATTATTGATACTGATAAGATGAAAGAAGATGAAATCTACGACAAGTATAAGACTAAAGAAAGAGAATCAACAACATTTCATATTCTTAAACTTGATAATGAAGATATCAAGAAATCAATTAGGAGAAATAACTAATGACTGATATCTTTACTTTAGTACAAAACAATAATTTGGTTACTCCTAGCAGAGTAACCGAATTGGCAAATTCAATAACAGAAGAACAAAAGAAACAGATTAACTATCAATTAATTTGTAGTGCATTAGAAAAAGCGATTGTAGAAATTTATGCTAATTATCCTAATTCAGAAGTAACTAACGAATTAAGAAATAAAGTAAACAATTATCTTGCAGAACTACAAGTAGTATTAAATGGGAGAATATAAATGATATTATTTAATGAAGAAACACAAACCTTGATGACTAAAGTCATCAAGGTTGAAAGATTAATTACTAGACTTGCATTTGATAAATACAGTAAATGGGCTGTTGATTATTGGAGCAACGTTAGAAAAGAATTAAGAATTAAAATGATGAAAGGAATTAACTAATGAAAAAAAGATTATACGATTTCTTTATTACAAGATTCTACGATAATATGTTTTTAAAAGCATTTATTACATTCGCTGTTTCTTGGACTATTTTTTGGTTAGGTTTTTGCGTGTACCATTTTATTAGTAATTGGTAACATAAAATAAATATCTAATATTAACGGCAATCTTTTTGGTTGCCGTTTTTTTTTGTGTAAATTTAGAAGGCTCTTTTTTAAGTCAAAAATCAAACAGACGGAAATTGGTTTGCCGTCTAAAATCTACAGCGACAATATGTCGCTGTGTTTAGGTCAAGTTGAATACATGCAAATATTGGACAAACCTTACGGATCGTGTATAAGTATTCTATGACCACAAATAATTTACCCACAGAAAAACTGAGGCTCGAAGTAGAAAAGAAGTGGATTCAGCATATAAAATATTGTCAGGATAATTTTTTATATTTTGTAAAAGAAGTCTGGCCTGATTTCATTTACCGAAAAACTACACAAAAGAATAACATTGGACACCACCAGTTAATAGCAAACGAGTTTACAAAGATAGCATCAGAAAAAAAAGGAAGGCTCATAATAAACATGCCCCCAAGACACACGAAATCTGAATTTGCTTCCGTATACTTTCCTGCCTGGATTATTGGTAAGTTTCCAAAAATGAAAATTATGCAAGTATCCCACAACACAGAATTAGCAGTAAGGTTCGGAAGCAAGGTTCGTAACATTATTGATTCACCAGAGTACAAACAAATTTTTGGAGATGTAAAACTTCGTGAGGACTCCAAAGCAAAAGGTAGATGGGAAACTAATAAAGGTGGTGAATATTATGCAGCTGGTGTTGGTGCGTCTATCACGGGTCGTGGTGCAGATTTACTGATTATTGATGATCCACACACGGAACAAGATTCAATGTCTGATATTGCTATGGAACGTGCATATGATTGGTACACTTCAGGACCCAGACAAAGATTGCAACCTGGAGGCTCGATTCTTTTAGTGATGACACGATGGGCAGAAGATGACTTGACTGGCAGATTGTTACGTGCTCAAACAGAACCAAAAGCAGATACATGGAAACAAATTTCTTTTCCTGCCATCCTCGAATCAGGGAACCCTGTATG